GATACAATTCAATTGGCTCATTTGAAGTCCTCCAGTACATGTTTCGTTTAGTCACTTAACATTGTACTCGGATTATTTCATCTGAGCTATTTTTTATTCTTTGGACATTTCATTTTACAACTTGCCTGTTTATGGTGATATTACGATGGAAAAATGTCATCAATACCAGCCAAAGATTATAGTCACCACAAAACAGTATTCCCACGTAAAAATTCCAAATATCTTTGATAATATAGATGTATTACTGGCTATAAGAACTTCGCAGTTTGAGTAGAGAATTATCCGAAGTTAGGCGCTAAAAAAGCGCCCATGCCCCCTGTAAGAGCATGAGCGATTCATATAAACAAGGCTGCGCATAACTTTGGATAATTCGCTATTCATAATGTTGTAGAGTTTCACGTAACCTGAGAATTATAAAAAATGTGTGAAAAAAAACGTGAAAAGCCGATAAGCCCAGTAAAATAGCGGGTTCGCGGCGAAAAGGCAGCGCAAAAAAGTGAAACAATTTGCAAGTCGTGCGCAAAGGGAAATCGGGAGTTTTGACCCTTGCACCACCCGAAAGGTGACGCTGTAACGATGCCTTTAAAGAACCGTTTAAAAGTATTTAAAGACCTTTTAAAGAATAGATAAAAGTCCACAAACCCGCATTGTATCACGGTTTGTGGACTTTTAAAACTTTGTATCACTTTTCGAATCTCCCATTATTTATGCACTATATTAATATAAATTCTAGAGCGAATAAGCGAACCATTTTAACTGGTTAAAGCGAATAGCTTCGCATTAAGAAGATATACGCGCAATAAGCGCAACCAAATTTAAAATTAACCCGTAACAAGTTTTGCGTAAATCATTTACTAGCGAAAAACTGATGACCACATTTTAAACAAGTTATTCTGACCGTTTTTGATCCAATATTTTCGGCAATTAAACCAATTGGACCGGCAACGGCAGCTCCCACGACTGCCTTGCTTATTCCAAAACCTTTTTTATCTGCCGAGAGACTTGTTGAACCACACTTTGGGCATTTTGCAACATTATCATTGTTAAGATTGGACGGAAGTCTATCCCAAAGCGCCTCTTTTATAGTATCTTTTGCTTGATTAGGCTTCATTTTATATTGTTTTATGAGTAAATTTTTTACCGTAAGTGCAGCATTAACTCTATCAATATCCTGACCTTGAGATTTTTTAATAGAATTCAATTCATTTCTTATTAGTTCAGAGATATTAACGCTTTCATTGTTAATGTTCAAAATATAATCATCTGAATTATTTGTATCTACAGGAGTTCCGCAATTGATACAAAATTTACCGGTTGTTTCTTTGCCGCAGTTGCTACAAAACATCATCAACACTCCTTTTATTAATTAAATTATATCACAAAATGGCATCATAAAAGACATTTATTTCGATAGATTTCATCCGCACGTATAATAACCTTTTCAGGTACATCAAAGTATTCAGCAAGTTCCCAAACCTCGGTGTATCCCGCTTCAATTGCGGCATGCAAATCGTCAATGGGAATTATACGATTGATCATCCATGTATCAGCCTTGTATTCGGCCTGTGATCTAAGTTGCAGTGGGCTACATAATTCGTAATATGCACTCGTATAGAAATGACCCATCTCATGAACCATGCAAAACGTTTCTTCGGCATAATTTGAAATGAGATTTGTATTCAAGCCAATAGCCGCACCGCCATTGACATTTACTATCATTGATTTTGTTTCATTAAAAGGGCAGGACGCGATAAAAATGTCGTTGTCTTCTGCCTCTTGATACAGTTCATCAAGGAGTTCCGTATCAATCGCCTTCTTCTCTTCTTTCCTTGAGCTTGCGTTGCGCCTTAACAAATTTCACAAAGTTCAGTACGTCTTCCCTTTCACCTTCTGTAAGCTCATGAACTTCACCTGAAAGAGCAAAAGTAAAGTCGTCAATCGAATCCTCTGCCTCATCGGCGGGGGATTTTTCTTTTTGTTTTTCAAAGCCATCTTGCAAAAATTCAGGGCTTACTTTTAAGTAACTAGCAATTTTCACAATCGACCCATAAGAAGGCTCATAGTCACCTTTTTTCCATCCAGTAAAACTACTAGATTTAATTCCGGTTGATTCTGAAATTTGTTTTGCCGTTATATTTCGTTCTTTCATTATAGAAAGAATCCTATCAATTGATCTCATTTTAATTATCACCTCATTAAATTAAGGATCTGAATAAATAGTATTGACTTATTTCAGATTCTGAAATATAATAGTCCTGTAATGTAATGCTACACTGCTTTATATGATACAAGGCTTGGATAAAAAAATCAATGTAAAGTTACACCGAAAGGAGATTTTTTTCATGGGAAGGATTCCTTCTTGGGCGGTTGAAATAAAAACCATTATGGCTGAATACCGCATCACAAATCGCCAGATAGCGGCTGCTATTGGGAAAGGTGAACAATGGGTTTCAAATATTCTCACGGGATATCGTACAAATGAACAGATGAAAAAGGAAATCTGCGATTTTGTTTATAGCATTAGAGATTCTCAAAAGAAGTCTTAACTGATACTGGGAATCAAAATGGAGGTTAGTGGACATGGAAGAAAACGAAAAAGCTGTCGTTTCGGCTGTTATAATCCACTTGAATGCCAAAACAAATTCAGCATTCAAACCTAAAGCCGCCACGACCCAAAAGCCTATATTAGCACGGCTGCACGAAGGTTACACGGTGGAGGATATGCTGGCTGTTATCGATATAAAAGCAGCGCAATGGCTGCACAACGAAACTATGGAAAGGTATTTACGGCCTCAAACGCTGTTCAGTGGAAAGTTTGAATCCTATCTGCAGGAAGCTAAAAGAGCGCAGGAAAAGAATTCACGGCAGGTCACTCACAATCAAGGTTTTCTCAACAGCTATGAGCTGCTGAATTAAGGAATTGCCTATGCCAGAACCGTTTTTTCAAGCAGGAAAACAAATGCCCGATATCCAGTGTTCACATTGCGGAAAAGTTCTGCACCAGAAAGTTTATAAAAGCGACTCCGCAGTAGTTTATACGCCGCGTTATGAAAAATGTGAATGTTCAGGAGCCGCCGAACAACGCAAAACTGATGAATTGCTTGCCGCACAAAATGCCGAGCGTGAGAAGCAGCAGAAGCACAAGGAAAAAGTGTACGGGCTTCTGAAGGATAGCGGAATTAAGGGCCGTTACCTTAATAAGGACCTCGATAATTACGAAATTCCACCGGGAGATAAAAAGGCATTTGATATGGCTTTAAGGTATGTTCAAAAGTTTTCAGAGTTGCGTAAGTCGGGAAAGGGATTATATCTCACAGGTGCATACGGCGTAGGAAAAACGCACATTGCCACTGGAATCGCCCGGTCGCTCATCGAAAAGGAATACAAAGTAATCTGCAAACCATCAGTAACTTTGCTAGCGGATATCAAGGCAAGCTATGACGATAATAGCAACTTGAATGAATATGAGTTGTTGCGGGATTATCTTCGGGCCGATCTGCTGATCATAGACGATCTTGGAAAAGAACTGATTACAGATTGGAGCCTGTCGATGCTTTATACCATTCTCAATATGCGATACGAAGACTGTCGACCGCTCATTGTCACCACAAATTATACAGATGCAGAACTTATTGAACGGTTGTCACGTAAAGGCGATAAAGTGACAGCAGAGTCTATGGTTAGCAGGTTGCATGAAATATCCTACGACGTACCCGTTAAAGGTATCGATTTCAGATGTGGGAAATAGCCGAAACGGAGGTTAAACTCCGTACATTGGGAGTGGCCGCCCAGTGCCGATGATGGCAGGCCGGAAAGGAAATGGAAAAGAATCATGGCAAAAGTTAAAATCATTGTCAGAGAAACACAGTTTGAGGGTTATATCGTCATCGCAAATTACAAAAACAATTATGTGCTGGCGCACAATGAAACGCCAGAGGTTCCTGAGCCTTGGGTAACATGGTTCCTTGATTCAGATAACGCACCATTTTGCGGTAAATATTTCAAAGACAGCGAGAGCGCTGAGAGGCATTTTGCAGGACTGTGCTTCAAATGGTTTAATGACGAAAAAACCGCGCCGCCAGAAGGCGACACGGTTGAAGAGAAAAAAGAGCTTCCTCATTTTTCATTTACGAAAGAAGATATACAAAATACTTTAAAAGTTATGAGAAATCAAGATTCGTCTAAATATGAGACAGTTGGCCGCAGGGGGCTAATTATTAATGGAAATGAATATTGGTCAGAAGTGCTAATGCAGCATTTTGGAGAGCAAGTGCTTATTAGCACTGATGCTGCAAATGTAATTAATAAGCACTACAACATATTTGCAAAAGGAAAATATGTTTGCAGTTTTTCAATCTAATTTTCCTTATAATCGTCAATTCCGCGATTTAATGTGCTTTTAATAATGCTATCAAATTTATCTATAACTTCTGAATTGGTTAAAAGACCTTTTTCAATTAATACGCAAAGCAACGCTCTTGCAAGCGGCTCGTTTTCAAAACTTTTATTTGTAAGATATTCAAATAACGCTGAGTTGATATTATGTTGTTCATTATTATCCATATAAGCCACTCTCTTTTTTATTTCATTATATCACCACATACCAAGAATAGACAAGCCGAAACGGGGTGTAGCCCCGTCCACCGGGAATGGCCGCCCGATGCCGATGATGGCAGGCCAACTTTACAGCCAAGGGCAGGTGAACCAATACGGAACTACTCACTGTTAAAGAAGTGGCAGCCCTAAAAGGCTGCTCAGAAAGATATATTCAACAACTTGTGTCAAAAAGTAAGTTGCCATATGAAAAAGCTCTCAATCAAAAAAATCTTACACAATACCTTATTCCGCTCACCGCGCTTGATCCCAAGCTGCAGGCGCGTTACCACGGTGAAAAGCCCAAGCCGATAAAGCCCGTCGCTCCAAAAAAATCAAAACCTCTTGATTGCTACACAATCGAAGAACGCCGCGAGATAGACTTTTGGATCGCAACGGTGAAGGCGTGGCAGGAGTTCCGGTTCGGTGAAGATAAGGCTGCGGCTGACGAGGCTTTTGTATCAAGCATACATGAGAAGTACCCCAGCCTTGAATGCTCTGCCGACACGCTCTACCGCCGATGGAAAGCCTTCCGTGAAAGTGATTATGACGGACTTGTTGACAAGCGCGGCAAATGGCGTAAGGGCAAGTCAGATATAAACGAGACAATATGGCAGGCATTTTTAAGTTATTACCTTGATGAGAACCAGCATCCGGTTAAACGATGCATTGAATATACAACACTTTGGGCAAAACAAAAGTACCCGGAGCTCATCAACAGCATTCCTTCTGAATACAGCTTTTACCGCAGAATTAAGAATGATATTCCTGAGCCGGTCGCCGTGCTTGGTCGTGAGGGAGAAAAAGCCTACCGTGACCGCTGCGCACCATATATACGCCGTACCTATGACGATATGGAGAGCAATGACTACTGGATAGCGGACAATCACACTTTCGATATCATCACGTCTGGCGAGGGCGGTGAGCGCCACAGGCTTTACCTAACAGCATTCTTTGACGCTCGCAGCGGTATTTTCACAGGCTTCACGATCACTAACAATCCATGCAGCGACGCAACTATATACGCTTTGCGCAAAGGAATTTTGAAATATGGCATTCCCCGCAACATCTATGTGGACAATGGTCGCGAATTTTTGACATTTGATGTTGGTGGTCTCGGACATAGAAAGCGGAAGAGCAGCGCCGATGTTTTTGAGCCTCCGGGTGTCTTCAAGCGGCTCGATATCACAATGATAAACGCCCTTGTCAGAAACGCCCGCGCAAAAATCATTGAGCGCCGATTCCGCGATGTTAAAGACCAGCTTAGCCGTGTGTTCGACACATTCTGTGGTGGAAATGTCGTGGAGAGACCGGAGAAGCTTAAGAAAGTGCTCAAGTCCGGCAATGTACCTACTGATAAAGAGCTTTTTAATTCGGTTGAAATGCTTCTTGAGTACTATTTTAACGAGCAACCCTATGGTGGCGCGGTAGCCAAAGACCACGGCAAGACGCGCATGGAAGTCTACCGTGATAATCTGATCACAAAGCGCGTGGCGTCAGAGGAAGATTTGAATCTCATGCTGATGCGCAGTTCCCGCCTCCAAAAGGTTGGACGTCGCGGGGTGCATCTTGATATTGCCGGTTGCCGCCTCGATTACTGGGATGAGGCGCTTATCAATACATATTTCGGTACACAGGTCTATCTTCGCTATGATCCCGAAGACCTTAAGCAAGTCAGAGTATATGACGAACAGGATAAATATATTACGACGGTGCAGGCCGATGACATTGCAATTCAAAGATATGGTGCAAATAAGGATTCTGTCAAAGCCGCTATGCAGAAAGTCAGGCAAGTGGAAAAAAGCAACAAGGCTGCTCTTCAAAATAGTCTGCTCCTGCCTCTTGACCGGATTACAGTGCTTGACCTGCTTATGGCCGACGCTGCCGGCAAAAAAGCAGCACTTATGCAAGACGATGGTGCAAAAGTGCTTGAAATGCAGAGAGTTAACGAGCAGCCGCTTCTAGCCACAGTTAACGGCGACATGAACATCGAAAGAATGGGGAACAACGCCGCAAAGCGTGAATATAACAGGGAGGAATAAAAATGGAAAAGACGTACAACCAAGAAATCCAGCAACGGCTGGAAAGCTTTATTTTACAAGTGGGTAGCCAATCAAAGGCTGCTCAGGCAATAGGATACAGCACCGCAGTGCTCAGCACATACCGCAAAAGCGACTACAACGGAAACATTGATGAGGTTGAGAAAAAGCTTGCAGAATTTTTTAAAATTCTTGATGAAAAACAAGCGGCAAGCGAAAAAGCAGAGCCATTTGGGCCAGTGCAGGATGAATACGTTGCAACATCAATTTCAACCGACGTATACCAGTCAATCCGCTACTGTCAGATCAGCAAGGGCATTGCAGTTCTACATGGTGACGCAGGTATAGGTAAGACCAAGGCGGCTGAGCAGTATGCACTCGACAATCCCGGTACCGCAATCTATATTCAAGTTTCTCCGGTCACTGGTAGTCTTGGTAGCTTTCTAAAAATGATTACACGGGCGCTGCATATTTCAGAGGGCCGCAGCAAACTTGACATGATCCTAAATATACGTGAGAGGCTCGACGGCACAGATAAGGTGCTAATCATCGACGAGGCGCAGCATCTGAAGCTTTCCGCGCTTGAAGAAATCCGCACCTTGTCAGACCCAAACATGATATCCCACCGTCAGGGCATCGGCATTGTCCTAATCGGAAATACTGAGGTCTATGACCGCATGAGGGGACGGCAACAAGCAAACTTTGCACAACTGTTCAGCCGCATCCGCATGAATCGCTGCTACTCGACAAGGCAGGTGCTCCGCGCAGATGTGGACAAACTTTTTCCTATACTCGGTGAAAAGCAAATGAAAAAAGAGCTTGATTTCGTTTTTGGAATCTGCCAAAGCAGATATGGCATCCGTGGCGGCGTAAACGTCTATAACAACGCCGTGAACAACGAGAATATAAGTTATAACGGTTTGTCGCTTGTGGCTCGCAAAATGGGCATAGGGCTTGTGTGAGGAGGCAACAAGATGAGCTTATGGTATTTAGCACCGCCAAAAGATGATTTTTTCAAGTCGGGTAAAAAGGCGGCGTCAAGTGCGGAACTTCAAAGCATTTCTGCCTACCTTATGGGGCTTCAAGAATCAGGTTTTCACATCTATGACCGAGTTAAGGCAGTTAAAAAGGAACTTAATGAAAGGCTCAATAGCCGTACAGGAACATATGGGAGGTAAGGTTAATGAATGGTTACGAAAAATTAAAGGCTGCTGTCATTAAGGACTGCAACGATGGCGAGGGCTGCTTCAATGAAAACGGTTGCAATCAGCAGTTCACTGTAATGATTCCATCTGAAGGTGTAATGAAAAAATACACAGATACTGTATGTAAGTTAAACACCAAATGTACTCATCAGTATTGCAATAAATTCAAATGGGTGATTGACCGTGCAAAGCATTATGGCGAAAAGCTTGGTCTTAATTGGGAGGATATTTTAAGTTCATGGGAAAATGAGCGCGAATACTGGTACATGAATTACTATCAAGATGGTAAACAACCTGAAATAAAAGGTGATCGCATCCGTACATTTGAATCTGTTCAGAAAATGTTTGAATCAATTGGAACACATAAGTTCAGATGCCCAGCTTGCGGCGGGATTTCATCAAACCCTTATGAATGTAACTCAGAAATTAAAATAAAAGGCAAAAAGTGTGATTGGAAAGTCTATGGATTATTTGGTGATTTAGGCAAAGGCGTTTTTGTATATTGCAAAAAAGAGTTGCGCGGCGAAACAATCTTTATGCCGCTTAGTTGGGAGGGATGAACGTGGGAAAAGTAGTAATTGACCTTAAAAGGGATGATTTACAGGAACTTGATAAATTGGGTGAAGCTGCATTAAAGTCACCTACACTCATGAATTTAATTGTGAATGGTGCAACGCTTATGGGTGTGAAGAAAGATATTCTTCGCGGTGTCATTCGTAAGTTAATTGGTCAACCGGAAGATAAGGTGCAAAAGGCGTTAGAGATTATGTGTGAACACGTTGAGGAATGCCCCTTAAGTTGGGGCTGTGTATCCATGAAATGGTGTAAAAAGTGTGACGGAGAAAACGCAAAATCGTGTTGGTATCGGTATTATATTGAAAAAGCTGAGAGGGAGCTTGGTCATGACTAAGGAACTGCAGTTAATACTTATATTCTCCGGTGGCATATTATGCGGCATTATTTTTGTGATAGGGTTTATCACATTCGCAGGGCGGCAGGGATGGCATGTCGGCGGCGAAGTCTTTATCCTTCCGCTGTTCATATTGCTTATATATTTCGGCTGGAGCATTGGCACTGAAGTTAACCAATACCAGCAAAATTATGAGAAGGCAAAGGCGTATAAAAAAGGATATCGGGAAGCTCTACGCCGGGCATGCGCAGCCAGTACATTATCGGATGAATGCAAAGGAACACTCGCGAGGCATGGAATAAAATACTGACGGGGCAGCGCCCCGCCCTAATGCGGCTATAACCCGTCTCAAGCCGGGATGAGAAACGCAGAGAGGGGCAGAAAAATTACATGAAGGAGATGAATTGCCGTGAACATGACCGAGGCACTCAAAACCGCTCAGAAAGACGGACAGCTTTGTATCATGCGAAACATCAGTATGACATCATTCCGTTTTGTGCAGCCGACAAATACCCCGTGGGGTTGCCTGATGGCAGAACAATACGGGCCGTTGCAGGGCTTGACGTCAACCATCGCACATTGGAGCCCATCTGTTGAAGACATGGCGTCGGATGCATGGCGCGTGGCTCCCAACAAACAGTTGTATTACGACGCATCAATCTCACAGCCGGAAAAGGCGCAGGAAGGAACAGACAAGTACACCATAGATGATGTTATCAGTTGCCTTTGCGGACATGTTATTGAGGATGATCTCAATAATGAGACACTATTGGCGATGACAGCAGGCATTAAGACGCTGTCTGAGGCAAAGAACAATAATTTTTTGGAAATTGCGGCTATAGTCTCGGCTCAAGCTTCAAAAAAAAATAAGCCGAGTTATCAAGTTGGGTGTTGTTGCCCAGACAGCCCAAAGGATAATTCAAATGTGAAGGAGAGTGCACAGAATGACAGTGAGCAAACGACTGAACAGTAAAGGTGGGGTAACCATCCCCCAACAACTGCGTCACGCGGCGGGAATTGTTCCCGGCGCACCGCTTGATATTGAGGATGCAGGCGATGGGCTTATTATCCGCAAACATGTACCATCATGCAGCTTTTGCAGCAGTGTCGAAAATGTTGTGATAGTACAAGGCGTTGAAATCTGCGCGGTGTGTGCGGCGCAGCTTTCAGACGCTGCCAAGGAAAAGCTGGAGGCAACATATGAGCATGGACAGCAATGAAATCTCAGCCAAGGTTGATGAATTAGCCAGCCTTACAAGACAAGCGGCAGATATCAAGGCAAGAATGGATACCCTCAAGGGGTATTTTGAAACCGTTGGTGTGGATGCGCTCAAGGCTACCAAAGACAAGACAGTTGAATTTTGGGGCTCTGCAGGAAAAGTTGACGTGGGACGCAGCGAGAAAGTTAGTCCGATATCCGTCAACATGTTAAGGCAGGTGTTTGGTGGCACTTTTGGGGACTTTTTCAAAGAAAAAATTACTTATGACCCATCGGAGCCTTGCAAACGGCTGCTCGCGTCTATTTTTCTAGGCAACTACATTGAAACGCCACTCACCGAAGTAATCAATCAAATCACCGGCGATGAAAAGATACGCGCAACCCTCAAAAAGAAGCTACGCGGTGATTTCAAAAAGGATAAGGCGGCGCTGATCAGCATAGCAAATCTTTCAGAACAGGATGCTGAGTATTACGCTTATATGTCAACCGAGGCTGCCGCCTACGAACGGTTTAATCAGGTAATTGCTGCAGGAAAATTCAGCGGTACTGCTGAAAATGCGAAGGAAATCATACGCGCTTCCATAATTGTCGAGGAGGGCGTCAAGGTTACAGTCAATACCTCTGATGAAAGTGAGAAATAATTTTGGGCAGTTACATCATGAACGATAAAATCTATGATACTGATAAATCCGAAAAAATCTGTGAAGGGTACATAGCAGAAGCGAACCCACTAACTTTATTTAGAAAAGTAATCAGCTATACATTCATGAATGAAATTTTTCTTTATCGCACTCAAAAAGGTAATTATTTTTGTACTTATCCCCACAATTTTGGCAAAGCGAAAACACTTTCCGAAGATGAATCCAAAAATATCATGAAACATTACAATTACACCCGTTACTGCGAATTATACGACCCTCTGGAAGAGGCGTAAAACAACTTTTAGGAGGAGCCGAAAGTGGAAACTATAAAAAAGCAGCAAATAAAATCAATCTACGCGCTTGGGGCATCACTCAATATGCTTGAACGCGATAATCACGATGATGCGCTGCATCAGCTTGTCGAGGGCATCACGGAGAAAAGCTCCGTAGCAGCTCTTACATACAAGGAAGGCAATGAAGTCATTGCGGAGCTTATACAGCGCATGAAATTTAGTCATCTGCCTCCGGCCCCACCTAAAAAACGTAAACCAAAGAAGTGTGAGGAAGTACCGGGCGGCATGACCGAAGGGCAGCAGCGTAAAGTATGGTCGCTTATGTACGAACTTAAAAAGTTTGACTCACAGCCATCGGTCGCTACGCTGGGTGAACGACTTTGCGGCATTATCAAGCGACAGTTCAATATTGACGCTATGGCACAGAAACCATTCCAGTTCCTGCGCCGTGAGGATGGAAACAAGCTTATTGAAATACTCAAGAGTTATTGCGGGAACGCCGAAACGCGGCATATTCGGGGTGAAAGCGGATGAGCCTCTTAGACAAAATCAAATTTGAAGACCTTGACGGTGATCAGCGCGACATTGCGGAGCTTATTGGTCTCGAAGCCTACAAAGAGCTTGTACGGGCATATGGCGGATGCAGAATTTATATTTATAAAGCCGAAAGCTTGAGCCTTTGTAAACGCAATGAGGAAATACGAAAAAAGTTCACCGGCTGTAACGCACGAGATCTCGCTATTGAATATAATCTCAGTGAGCGCATGATTCAGGAAATAACATCGGACGAACTACAAACAATCAAGTTAAAGCCTCTTGATGGACAATTAAGCCTTTTGTAATAAAATACCTCAAATACCGCAATGCTGTGGCGAAGCATTGCGGTATTTTCTTTTGTCAATCAGAACTATAGTATAGTTGTTCCTTTCCATGTTTTCCTCCCTTAATTTTTCGGAGTTTCCGGCTGTGGCTTAAATATGCTCCGCAGCCGGAAATTCCGCGTATTAAAATGACAAAGAAATCCGGAGGCAAATCTATGAACTATACACAAATTATAACGTCGCTCATCATGCTTGCAATCACAATTGTTGTTGGAATTATTGGTTTCTTCCTGCGCCGTACCATCGGGGAAGTGGATAGGAACACCAGCGATATTGAAGAAATTAAAAATAATTATGTCAAAAAGGAAGAATTGAACGCCTTTAGAGACGACCTGAGAAGGCTTTCTGAAAATGTAGACGACATAAAAGACAATTATATAAAAAAAGATGATTTTGTGAGGGCTATGGCTGACACCAACAATCGACTGGAACGAATATATGCCTTTTTACTTGACATAAATGGAGGAAAACGAAATGGATAGAGCCGAGCTTCAGCGCCGTATTGACGCGGGAAATTTCGCCGAAAACAACGGATGTGTACTGAGAACAATCAACATACTGGTCGGCAAGGATATAAAAATCAGCAGCCTGCAATATGCTCTTCCCAGCATTGATGCAGCAGAACTTAGCGAATCGCTTTTTTACCTGCAGGACTCCGGTTACATAAAGTCTCGCAATATTTATAGCAAGGCCGCTGCAGATATTGCCGATTGCGAATATGGTGACACTGAGGTAAGGCTCACAGCAAAAGGCATGCAATTGCTCAAGGGCTTTGAAAGCAATCCTGCCGTAAAAGTTTAAGGGGGATCACAATGATTCAGCCAAACCGCAAGCATGGCCTTATAGACGGACTGTCGCCGGAACTGCGCGACACAGTTGAACAAATGCTCCTTTCAGGCAGCACATACAGTGATATTGTCGAATACCTCAAAAAGAATGACATTTCCATTTCTATTGCGAGCGTATGCCGTTACGCAAAGGCATACAACGCCAACGTGCAGATGCTCAATATTGCACAGGAGAACTTCCGCCGCATGATGGAAGAAATGGATAAATACCCCGACCTTGACACGACAGAGGCAATGATCCGGCTCGCGTCTCAAAATGTGTTTAATGCCATCGCCAATACCGAGGAAGATGCATGGACTAAAATTGACAAGGATAAACTGCTTTCGTCCGCTCTCGGTCTTGTTAGGGCAGCTGCCTATAAAAAGCGCATCGACTTGCAGCTTAAGACTGATATGGAAACCGGGCTTGAAGCAGTCAAAACCCTTGTGTTTGAAGCAATGAGCAAAGAGCGCCCCGAACTATATGGGGAAGTTACTGCTTTCTTGAATCAGAAAAAGACACAGGGTATTATAAAGCCCGATGGGGGCAAAAAGCGATGAATAGATTGTATGTGCTGCAGGTGCTTACGGGAAAAGAAATTGAGATACGCGACCACCTCATCGGCCTTGGCATGACGGCATATGTGCCACGAGAAACAGTCATGTTGCACTGTGGAGGTATCTGGAGTGAAGAGGAGCGTATTGTTTTCAGCAGTTATGTGTTTGTTGAACTCTGCTTCAGCGGTGAAAAATATTACAGCCTGCGTAAAATCGACGGTGTACTACGGCTTTTAGAGCTGCAAAATGGTGAAGCAGCGGCGCTGACAGGCATTGAGGCCAAGAATATACTCCTGATGTGTCCCACAGAAAACCCGTTGCCGCTGTCAACCGTAGAAATTGTAGATGGCAATCCGGTGACGGTTTCAGGAATACTAAAGGAATACGCCGATAAAGGCATGTCAATCAAGTATGATAAGCATCGGCGAAGAGCAACTTTGTTTATACCATTTATGGGCGAGTGGAAAAAAATATCCCTGTCATTCAAAATTTTAAAAAATCTAAATCCGGCTGCTGGTTGATTCGTCCCGGCAGCCGAAAAGGATTAACATATGCAGTAAATCTAAACTGCCAAAAAGCACTCCGGGTATCATTCCCAGAGTGGCGAAGCGCGCCAGTCTATCCAGAGCGCTTAAAGCATGTTTAAAAACCTTTTAAAAGCGTTTAAATCGTTCTTTATTATATGTAGGGAATAATTCTACCCCTGCCAATGCCATGGCACACGGGCGTTTATGGCGGGGTATTATTGAGGGGTGAACAGGTGAACAGAAAACGTGCTGATAGTATAAATAAGCTGTATGCTGCGGTTAATGAAGTGTCAAAAGCAAAAAAGCGTACACGCGGTGGTCAAGCGTCAAAAATCAAGGCGGCGCATAAGAGCTTCTTTGCTTTTTGCAATCTTCGAGCGCCTGATTTTTACCGTCCCGACCGGAAATATCTCGTCGAGCTGTGTGATGAATTGCAAGCGTTTTATGAAAGCAACGACGAAGTAATGATTATCAATATGCCTCCCCGCCACGGTAAGAGCCGCACGGCGGGGCTTTTTGCGCAGTGGGTGTTTGGGAAAAAGCCAAGTGAAAAGATAATGACCGGCTCCTATAACGAAAAGCTTTCAACAAGCTTTTCTAAGGCTGTCCGTAACGGCATACAGGAAGAAAAGGCTGACCATGATAAAGTGGTCTATTCTGATATCTTCCCCGGTGTCAGAATACAACGCGGTGACGCGGCGGCAAACCTTTGGGCGCTTGAAGGTCAATACGCAAGTTACCTTGCCACAAGCCCTACTGGTACGGCGACCGGCTTCGGCTGCTCACTTATGATGATTGATGATATCATCAAAAATGCGCTTGAGGCAAACAACGCAGCGCAGCTCACCGCCCATTGGGATTGGTACACAAACACCATGCTTTCCCGCCTTGAAGAGGGCGGGAAAATAATAATCATTATGACACGTTGGGCAAGCGGTGACCTTGCTGGCAGTGCAATTCAATACTACACAGAGCAACATAAGAAATTGCGGGTTATAACCATGAAAGCCCTGCAGGATGATGATTCCATGCTTTGTGACGATATTTTGAGCCGCAAAACCTATGAAGACAAAATAAGGGCAATGGGCGAGGATATCGCCAGCGCCAATTATCAGCAGATTCCGATTGACCTCAAAGGCAAATTGTATAGTAGTTTCAAAACCTATGAAAAAATTCCCATGGACAATCGTGATAATCCATTGTTCACTGAAATTTTCGCTTACTGCGATACAGCGGATGAAGGCAGTGATTATCTGTGCAATATCATATGGGGTGTGTATAGTCATGAAGCCTATGTGCTTGACGTCTATTACACAAAGGCACCTATGGAAATTACAGAACCTGAAATGGCACGGCGGCTAAAAGAATATAAGGTGGCAAGGGCGCGTATTGAAAGCAACAACGGTAGTCGTGGTTTTGCTCGTGCAGTGAAACGTATTCTTGAAGAAACACTTAAATTCTTTTACTCGAATGTTCGTTGGTTTCACCAAAGCAAAAATAAACAGGCCAGAATCCTCACCAGCGCACCGTGGATAATGGAACATATCTACTATCCGGTCAACTGGCGTGACCGCTGGCCTGAATATCACAAAGCTATGAACGAATACCAGCGTGAGGGAAAAAACGCGCACGACGATGCACCGGATGCCACAACGGGTGTCGCTGAAACAATGACTATGATGGGAGCGTGATATAAATGAGCGTTGTGAACACGGTAATGAGCAAAATCAAGACTGCGATTGTAAACTGGCTCAACTTCGAACCTGCACCAAATATGACAATTACCATCATGGAGCCATTCAGTTTTGAAGGTAATGTGATGAAAAACCGTATTTGGTATAGAGGCGAACCATCGGAGTTGTCGCAGTTTTATAAACAGATGCGCGGTTATGGCCCCGATGACGTCAACAGTGCGCGATTTTGGGCAGCTGTACCGTCGCGGGGACTTGATATTCGCAAAATACATAGCGGTCTACCGGGAATATGTGCCGACAAGTTGGCTGATATTGTTACCTCTGACATGGAACCTATAAAGTTCGACCCGACAGCACCTCAAGATGCTGCCGATCGGTGGCTGGCAATTGCTAAAGAAAATGAAATTGAAACGCTTATACACGATGCAATCAAGGAAACGGATGTTGCAGGTGATGGTGCTTTCAAGATTTCGTTTGACCCTCAAGTTTCTGCACTGCCGATCATTGAGTATTACAGTTGTGTTCGTCAAGTAGAAATGTTAGCAAAAGGGCCTCGAAAATGTTAGCACCAATCAGCACCTAAATTTCTTGTAGAAATGAGAGACCAAACACTCACATTTTGAGGGTTGTAGCCG